TGCAAGACCCGCGCTATAGTTACGATAACAAATACCGGGAGCAAGTCTCACAACGACTATCAGTCACAACCGCATTCTAATTATGTCAGCTATTATTACTTACATCCTCGACAACAAAACTGAACTACTCAGTGCCATCTCTATGGTCATTGCTGCTTGTTCCGCTATCGCCGCTCTTACACCTACACCTGTCGATGACGGGTTGGTCAAGAAGCTTTACAAGGTTGTCGATTTCCTTGCACTTAACATTGGTCGTGCCAAACAAAAATAACAACATTTAAACACACACGCACCACATGTCTGTGTCTCTGCTAGTCAAGTTACTTATATCGTTTCCTCGGTTAGCAGAGGCATTTCGTGGTCTTATGGAAGCCTATGAAGAGAAACTATATGTTGAGCGTCACAGCAACATGCGTGATGTTATTGATGAGTGGATGCACTCCGACTCTTCGTCCGACAAAGCTCCCTTACTTTTTAGAGAAGGCAAAAGAGCAGACGTGGACAGCGGACCAGAAGCAGACGGTGGGGGAGATGTTACATTACATAAACGACCTAGAGAACAACCAACATGCCCGCTAAACGAAAAGGATTGTCCCTTCGCAAAGAACACAAGTCAGACAAAGGAGGCTTAACAGAAAAAGGGCGCAAGTATTACAACCGAAAGACAGGTAGTAACTTAAAGAAACCGCAACCAGAGGGAGGCCCGAGGAAGCGGTCTTTTTGTGCGCGGATGTCCGGCGTCAAAGGCCCGATGAAAGATTCCAAAGGCAGACCCACCCGAAAAGCTTTAGCTCTTAGAAGGTGGAAATGCTGACCCCAACCCCAACACTAACAATAATAACACTATGCCCAAAGTAGGAGATAAGTCGTATCCGTATACCCCCAAAGGTAAGAAAGCAGCTAAGAAAGCAGCCAAGCGGAAGGGGTTGAAGATCATGTCAAAGAAGAAGAAAGGAAAGGGGACTTGAGGGAAGTAACAATCATTTCAACAAGTTTTATTGAATAACAATCATGGCTAAGATATGTCCTAAAGGAATTGCATGGGCCAAGCGCACGTTTGATAAGTATCCGAGTGCTTACGCTAACATGGCGGCATCTAAATACTGTAAAGATCCTAACTACGGAAAAGGTAAGAAGAGATCTAAATTAACAATCAAGCGTAAGAAGAACCGTGGGTGAACTAGCAAAATGGCGCAAGCAAGACTGGGTCCGAGTAGGAACCGACGGTAAAATCAAAGGCGCTTGTGGAACCTCAAAGAACAAAAAGAACCCCGATAGATGTCTTCCAAGATCAAAAGCCAACAGCCTATCAATCTCTCAACGGGCTGCAACAGCTCGCAAGAAGAAGCGTGCAGGATCAAAGGGCAAACAGTTTGTTGCCAACACCCCTGCTGCACGTGTAAAGCTGCGTTTAAAGAAGAAGTAGCTCTGGGAGATGTTATTCAAATAGATTTCCTCGACCACGTGCAAGATGCAACCGATGGTCCCCTTGAATGCTCAGTCTATGGTTCACTTACGGACATAGGCGATAACTACCTTACTGTTACCTCATGGCACGGCTGTGAGGATAACACAACAACTTTCACCATTATTACAAGCTGCATAAGTAGCTTGGTGGTGTTTAAACCAAACGTCATCATAAAGATAGACTCCCCCGAGGCCGACGATGAGACCCACTGCGGTGGACAATCAATAACTCCGAACCCGGTTATGGACACATCAGAATGAGGACAACCTTAACAACAACAATTAGAAAAACCAAATATTATGGCTAACGGAGATACATCCGCGTCCCGATTGGGAGCTATCAACGGAGGGTCCGATAAGGACGCTTTGTTCCTTAAGGTGTTCTCAGGAGAAATCCTGACCACCTTCGAAGAGTTCAACGTGATGAAAGGACTTCACACGATTCGGACTATTGCTAATGGTAAGTCTGCTCAGTTCCCTGTAACTGGCATTGCTACCGCTAACTATCACACCCCAGGTGAAAACATTGCTGACGCTGGACAGAATCCTTCTTACCTCAGTCAGATCAAACACGCTGAGAAGGTTATCACTATTGATGATGTCCTGCTTGCTTCAACCTTCATCGCAAACATTGATGAGCTTAAGAACCACTACGATGTCCGAAGCATTTATGCTCAGGAACTCGGTAAGGCTCTTGCCAAGCGTTTCGATCTTGCAACCATGAAGACCCTTACGGCTGCTGCTCGTTCGGCTGCGACTATTACTGGCGGTAAAGCTGGTATCGCAATCGATGGAGGTGAGCCGGGTGCTTTCACTGGAACTGTGATTCAAGCCAAGCTCTTTGAGGCTGCTCAGAAGCTTGACGAGAACGACATCCCTAACGATGGAAAGCGTTTCGCTATCCTTAAGCCAGCCGATTACTACACATTGCTTGCCTCTGGTGAAGAGGTTATCAACCGTGACTTCGGTGGTCGTGGTGATGTTGCTACTGGTCGCATCCCAATGGTTGCTGGTATTAACATCTACAAGTCAAATCACCTTGTTGACGTAGCTATCGGCGCTAGTTCACAAAACGGACAAGACGCAAGTGCTTCTGTGAAGAACGACGTGTTTGGCTCTGGTGGAATCGGATACAACGCCGACATGGACAAGACCTTCATCATTGGTGGACACCCATCGGCGATTGGAACTGTCAAGCTCCTTGACCTTGCTACCGAAAGCGACTACAAGGTCGAACTCCAAGGAAGCCTGTTCGTAGCTAAGTATGCTATGGGCCACGGTGTCCTTCGCCCCGAAGCTGCCTTTGAAATCAAAGACGCTGACTAATACCCCCTAATAACCCCAACGGTCGCACTCCTTTCTTTAATGATTGGGGTGCGGCCTTTTCCTTTTTTCCAATTACTATGGCTACCCTTACCACCAAACTTGACGCTGTTAACACCATGCTCGGTTACGTTACCGAAGCACCTGTAAACTCTATTGCTAACACTACTGCTTTGCCGCCATCTGCTGCACTTGCTAAAGGTGTTATTGACGAGGTGTCACGTGAGGTCCAACAAGACGGGTGGCACTTTAACACAGCCCAAGACTACACCTTGGAAGCCAACGCCTCCAATAAGTTTGTGTTACCTGACAACGTCCTTCAAGTGGACACAGTTGACACCACCTACGATGTAGTCCAACGAGGCACCACATTGTTCGACCGTAAGAACTACACTGATGTATTCACTGAAGACGAGCTTAAGGTTAACATAACATTTTTACTTGAATACGAAGAGCTACCAGAACAGGCTCGACGTTACATTGCCCTCAAGGCATCCCGGATGTTTGCTAACAGACTTGTTGGCTCCCGTGAGATTGAGGCACTTATTTACCGTGATGAGATTCGCGCCAAGGCAGCTATGGAAGAAGCTGAAGGTAACAACTCAGATCGAACAATCTTTGACAACTACGACACTGCTACACGAATCGGCATCAATCGCCGCATTGACCTTGCTTAAACGATGGCTAACATAACAACTACCGTTCCTAACCTCATCCAAGGGGTCAGCCAACAGTCACCTCAGGTGCGCCTAGCTGGTCAATGTGAGGAACAGATCAACGGTCTTTCCACCGTCACCAAAGGGCTCACTAAGCGTCCTCCGGCACGGCTCATAGACAACCTAGGGGCTGTAGCTCTTGAGGGTGACTTCCTGCACTTCATCAACCGGAGTGAGACTGAAAGGTATGTTGTTACTATTGAGCATCGGACCACAGGTGACGGCTCAGGTGTTATCAGGGTGTTTAACCTAGAGACCGGAGTCGAGGCAGATGTTGAAGGCGACACCGGCGGTTACCAAGTCAGTAGTGATTATCTTAAATTAGCAACAGCTAACAAGTCCCACGAACAACTTAAAGCTCTTACCATAGGTGACAGCACGTTCCTTCTTAACACTGATGTTACTGTCGGTAAGACAACCGAGAAGTCCGAGGCGCTTGATTCGTCCCGTGCCTTAGTGTTTGTTAAACAAGGAGACTACTCTAAGAAGTATGGTCTTAAGTTCAGAGACAAAGGAACCTTTAGTGGCGGTGGCGCAACTTTTAATGTTACTTGGGCAGAGGAAAGGACTGGGTTCTTCGATAATAAATACATTTATCAAATCAGCAGTATCAGTGTCATTAGTGGTGGATCAGGCTACACAGCCGACGATGAGCCGACGATTGAGTTTCCGACAGGCGTAGAATGGCAGACGCGTCCTGAGTTCGATATTACTGTAGACGCTGGTGTT